GAATCTATTGATGNATATGAAAAGATGGGTATAATTAATAATTATGAGTTGCCATTACTGGTAGTGGATTATCCTAAAGAATACACCCCTAATAGTTTAGGATCTTCTGGGAATTATGAATTTACAGTTGTTGTTGGTGATAGTGACCACGGACATAAGGTAGATCATCCAGCAAACGCATCAGAAAAATCAATACAGCACAAAATCAATTCAGAAAAGCATCCTTGCTGCGGGTCTCATTGAATATATAATAAAAAAACAATATCAAACTGTTATAAATAGGTGCTGAAATGACACAGTTTAATGTACACAGGAGAGGTTTAAATGCCTAATTCATTTTCTAGCACAATGGTTTCTAGCGGTAATCCTATTGCCCTTATTGGCGATAAAAACTTCTCCGAAGGGGCATTGAGTTTGGGGTCACAGCTTGCGAGCTTTTCAATGCACGCAGAAAGCGGTGGGACATACACCATCAAAGAGTTCGCTTCTGTTGATTCTGCGGGTACTGGCTCCGGCACGGCAACGGTTGGTTCTTTTCCAGTGTATGGGTTTAATAATTGGGGTGTTTTTAATTATTCTGGCAATGAAAATTCGGCACAGTTGCATTTCTCTACCACTGCTATCGGCGATACTTCAGGATTTGAAGAAAGATCGGTTAGCACTTATCCAGGAGCTCAACCAAATTATGTAAGAGACTTTCGTGGTGGTGGCATTTGGGTCGATGAGCAGAATAAGCTGAACAAAGCTGGTATTTTTGACTATGAAAACGCAGTATCATATAGCCATGCTATCGATGAGACCTTTGGTAAAATAAACAATTCAACTTCTGGCGCTAGTTATACCGCCCCTATAGGGGTAGCTGGGTCTAACCCAACTGCGATTGCGCCTTTTTATCAGTTTCCCGACACTACTGGGGCTAGAACCATTAGGTCATTGTTCTGGGGCGGTGGGACAGATGAGAACGACATAGAAAGGTATTTTCTTTGCTGCGCCATTCAAATGCCAGATATGAAGAAGAAAGTAACCAGCTTTTCATATGATTGGTTCACTGGCACTTCGACCACCAATACCACCGAGACGAGATCGTCAAAGTACAACTATCCTTATGACAAAGATGAGATTTACAGTGGCGATGAATTCTTTGGGGCTATAAGAATAAACAATAATTCGGGTTCGGGGTCCAATAAATCATTATATTATACATTGAATAATGCGAATGTTATTAATGGTAGGGGGCAAGACATCTACCATGGGACTAACTATCATCCATGGGGTGGCGATTATGGTATTGCAGGATTAAGTTCAATATACACAGCGCCCACTGGCTCTCACCATATATTTTGGTGGAATATTACAAAGGCAGACTATATGGAGCTAGGTCAACCTTCAAGTTTAACATCTGGATATACTGCGAAGGTATATTCATATACGACTGAAAAGCCGAACGGTCTAGCTGAAGGTATTGGTAGAAGTTTTTTTAAAGAAAATGTTAAAATGACCGATTTTTACAATAACGGGGCGATGAGTGGATCGATCAGCGGAATCCCTGCTTCTGGTGAAATAAAACTTAGCCAGTTTTATGGTAAAGCCCGAACCGAAAAACTTCTCCATTCGACTTCTCTTGATTGCGTACACAATGAATATGCAGGGGCATCAACATTTATCTTTAATGGCGTAGCAACAGAATCTTATAGCTTTGAACAGTGGGGTGGCGTAAGGACTCAACATTGGCAAACTGAGCCTACACAGATTCCTGCGGGTCAGCCATACAGTAGTTTTTGGTATGGTGGTTCTAGATATAAAGGTTGGACCAATACATCTCAAGCTTGGAAGGGTACTGCTGGATCTTTTGGCGACTCTACTTGGAATGGTGGATATTTTGCTGGTAACAGTTATTCTGCGGGTGGCATAAAAATGATCTCAGCCTATGAATATGGATCTTCAGGGGGCACTTGGACTGGATTTATAGTAGAGTTCTATATAGCGTCTGGCGCATCAACTGCGGCAAACAAACCAAAATTCCCTGGAGTTTCCAAAATCAAACTTTGGGTTGGTCAGACAAATAACACAGGTACTCCTGATTATGTTATGGAAGATGACTGGGGTGATCAAAGCAACGCTCAAACGCCTACATGGTCAGTTGTTGTAGTAGATGCTGGACCTGTTACTGGACCAAGTTCTAGTACCGATTATTGGAAAGTTGTTGTAAATGCCCGTGGACCAGCTGAGTTTCCAAATCAACCAATCTTCGGCGATGGGGTTATAAATAGCCTCGCGAACAGACCCATTCAAGATGGGTTTATCGAAATATATGACTAAGGAGAAATATTTTGTCTGATATTGAATTTGATGTTAATATTGGTATTAACGGTAAGCGTGTTGTCTTGACAAGTTCGGATGGCGTGCAGATTACTCATTCTAGAAAAAACCAAACCAGTAACGTAAAGGTAATCGAAGAAGCCAAACATCAGTATGATCAAGTAAGATATGTCCAACCAAGAAAAGAATTTATGCTAGAGAAAATTTCTAGAAATTTATTCCCCTATGTTCAGAATGTATATTCAAATGGTTCGATATATAGAAAAGATTATAATATAAGGGTTTCAACGGCAAACACATATTTGGAAACATTACAATCTAATTGGCCAAATATTGTAGATGATAATTATAGGCGTGCCAATAATAATATTGTCGCTGCATATTCGTCTGCCAAAGCTCCATATAATTCTTCTGACATCATATCGTATTATGATATGCAAGTTCCACCAGACGAAACTAAGTTGCGGTTTGGGCTACCGACTACGCACAATATAGGCGATCAGAAATTTTATGGTCTAAAGTTCAACCAATCATCTAATACAGTTTCTGCTAAATTCTTCTACAGCTCCACTGAATATAAAGCCTGTTATCCAGATTCGCACTTGGCAATCACGAAATCCCTCACCCCTTTTCTTGGAGTCCCTTCTGGGGCTGAGGACTCAGTAATTTATTTCGGGGTTACGCATACTGATGATGAAGTCGATTCATATGAAGGTAGGTATGTTGATGCGTATGTATTACTCTCACCTCGTTCAATAAGAGAATATTGTTCGCAAAATCCAGATTTGACATTCCCATATGGAGACGACGTCAATGACCTCCACGTACAACAGTTTGGCATTTCGTATGATATGGAAACGAAAACATTTCGTGACGTAAAGGCATATGTTGAAGACTGGGATAATTGGGTTGGCGCCCATTCTTTATCCGACATACCAACAGAATAATAGAGGTTAGAACTGTTATAAATAGAGTCAGAATAAACTAATTTGAGACTCTTAATATGGCGAACCCCGCATCTAGAACACAATTAAAAGATTATTGCCTTCGTAGACTTGGTGCGCCTGTCGTAGAAATTAATGTTGACGATGATCAAGTTGACGATAGAATTGACGATGCTCTTGCGTTTTATCGAGACTATCACTATGACGGCACCGAGCGTACATATTTAAAACACCAAGTCACTCAAACAGATATCGACAATGGCTACATCACAGCTGATGACACTGTAACTGGTGTTATCAATATATTCCCAATAGGTACAGGATTACAAGCCAACAACCTGTTTAATCTTAGATATCAAATAACCTTAAACGAAGTTCACGATTGGGCTGGTGAAAAGTTACAGAACTATGTATCTTCAATGGAAAGAATCGCTATGCTTGAGGAGATTCTTGTAGGAAAACAGCCATTAAGGTATAATCGTCATACTGATAAGATTCATATTGATATGGACTGGAGTTTAAGGGCGCCAGTTGGAACATATATCATTATCGAGTGTTATAAAGTCTTAGATACAAGCACAAACACAAGCGTTTGGGGTGACTGGTGGCTAAGGCAATATACAACTGCGCTGATTAAAAGGCAGTGGGGTGAAAACCTTAAAAAGTTTGAAGGAATGCAACTTCCAGGCGGTGTGACATTTAATGGTCAAACGATTTGGCAAGAGGCAACCGAAGAAATACAAAAGCTCGAAGAAGAAGTGCAGAAGAATTTCTCCATGCCCGCCATGGATATGATAGGCTAGATTTATGCCAACTACAAACTTGTATTTTAATAATCATGCGTTTAGTGGTGAACAAAACCTTATAGAAGATTTGATTATCGAATCTATTAAAATATATGGGGTTGATTGCTACTACATCCCAAGAACAGTCGTTAATGAAGATTTAGTGTTTGGTGAAGATACTTTATCTAAGTTTGATGACGCATACTTGATAGAGATGTATATTAAGTCAGTCGATGGGTTCGAGGGGGAGGGCGACTTCCTTTCTAAATTCAATATCGAGATCCGTGATGAAATGGTTCTTACTGTTTCTCGCAGAAGATTTGGTGAAGAGTTATTTATTTCGGATACCACCAAACAAATAAATCGACCTGCTGAAGGTGATTTGATTTATTTCCCATTAAATAACAAAGTATTTGAAATCAAGTTTGTTGAACACGAAGCTGTATTCTATCAAATGGGATCGTTACAAACATATGACATTCGTTGTGAATTGTTTGAATATAGTCATGAAAGGCTTGATACAGGAATTGCTGCAATTGATTCTATTGAAGATGCATATAGCGGTGACTTCCTCAATGAGTTGCGCCTTGAAGACGGATCTACCCTTGTCACAGAAACTGGTCTTGGGTTGCTGCCGTTTAACCTTGAAGGCGATCATGATGGCTTGGCAGAAACAAATGATAAGGGCGCAGCTAACGAACAATTCAAGTCCGACTCTATAGACTTTATTGACTTCAGCGAAATGAACCCATTTAGTGAAGGAGATAGTTGGTAATGTTTGGCAATCACTACTACCACGGTGCGATTCGAAAATATATTGTGATGTTTGGCTCAATGTTCAATGACATTGATATTGTTCGTTATGATAAACTAGGAAAGAGAACTCAAGGAATTAAAGTCCCGATAGCATATGGACCGAAAGAAAAATTCTTGGCTAGATTGAATCAAGACCCAAACCTTGATAGGCAGGTAGCAACACAACTTCCGAGGCTGTCTTTCGAAATAACTGATATGTCATATGCACCGACTAGAACTGTTAATAAGATGCAGAGAAACACTAAAGTTGGTGAGCAAGAGTCCAGGTTTATGAAGTCTCAGTTTGCCCCAGTTCCATATGACATAAGCATTACACTATCAGGCATGTTCGCTAATAATGAAGATGCCGTACAAGTTGTTGAGCAAATACTTCCATACTTCAAACCTGAGTTTACGCACAGTATGAAGTTGGTCCCAGATATGGACCAATATTATGACATACCTACAGTTCTTCAGGGAATGACTATTGAAGATACATATGAAGCTGATTTTCAGACCCGCAGAGCTATCATATATTCATTTAACTTCGTTGTTAAGGGATATATCTTTGGTCCAGTTTCCAATAAGGGTGTAATTAAGAGAACTGTTGTTGACTTTAATGTTGCTGACGGTGACACACTAGTGGATTTGGATAAGGGTCCAAATAAAAGATTAGTATTAACTCCTGGGCAATTGGCTAATGGTTCCCCAACAACAAGTTCTACTGCTAGTGTAGCAGCTTCTTCAATAACAGCAAATTCTACATATGGATTCGCCTTTGACAGCGAAGATTTCTTTGACGGAAAGCTGAGATAAATACATGAGAATTAATTATGAAAAATATAGTAACAGACAATTTGAATGAAATATTTGATGTGGAATCGGAGTTGGTAGATGATAGAAACCCACCAATAGTTCGCGAAGAGCGAAGCGACCTTCCTGACGATATAGCAAAGGATTATACATACGCAAGAGAAAACCTTTACGATGTAATTGAAAAAGGCACTTCTGCTCTTGACGAACTAGTACATTTGGCAAAGGCTAGTGAGCATCCAAGAGCGTTTGAGGTCGTTTCGCAATTGACTAAGACTCTGGTTGATGCTAATAAAGATTTACTCGAAATACAAAAGAAAGTAAAGTCCCTCAGAAAAGAAGATGAATCCAAAGGTCCAAATAATGTTACTAACGCACTATTCGTAGGAAGCACTTCTGAGTTACAAAAATTAATTAAAGGCGATAATGAAGATGTATGATTATAAATGTAANGTAGTTAAGGTAGTGGATGGNGATACTGTNGATGTNGANATNGATCTAGGNTTTGGTNTCTGGATGCGCGATGAGCGTGTCCGTGTCATGGGAATTGATACTCCTGAATCTAGAACTCGCGACTTAGTCGAGAAGAAGTTTGGTTTAGCTGCTAAAGAAAGACTCAAAGGGTTACTCGGAAAAACATCAGTCCTTAGAACACAAGTGAGTAAGTCTGGGGAGGACATGAAGGGGAAATTTGGTCGTATTCTTGGCGACTTTGATGTGTACTGTCATGACGCTGATGTTTGGCGCCCAGTTACTCAGGTTATGATTGAGGAAGGTCATGCGGTTGAGTATCATGGTCAAAGTAAAGATGACATTAAAGAAGCCCACCTCGCTAATCGCGAGCGGTTGTGGGAAGAGGGTGTAGTTTCACGTGGCTAGTGAAACGTACAACGGAAATCAGCTCTTAAAGCGCAAAGGCGTTCAGATACAATGGGAGCATGATCATGTAAAGGAATTTATAAAGTGTTCCTCAGACCCGATTTATTTTGCTGAAAAGTATATTCAAATAGTACACGTTGACCACGGGTTGATACCCATGAATCTTTATGATTATCAGCGTGAGATTATTAATAAGATTTCTCATAATAGACGTGCTGCTGTTGTAACTTCCAGACAGGCTGGTAAGACTACAACTGCCGTGGCGGTTATCCTACACTTTATATTGTTTCAAGAACATAAAACTGTAGCTCTCCTAGCTAACAAAGGTGATGCTGCTCGTGAGATTCTAGACCGAATTAAAATCGCATACGAAGCATTGCCGCAGTGGATGCAACAAGGTGTAGTTGAATGGAACAAAGGTTCGGTTCAGTTCGAGAATGGCTGTAAAATTATTGCTGCAGCGACTTCTTCATCTGGTATTCGTGGTAAGTCGGTATCTTTCCTATATATTGATGAGACTGCTTTCGTAGAGAACTGGGATGAGTTCTTTGCTTCTGTATTCCCAACAATATCATCTGGTGATACTACTAAGATCCTACTAACGTCAACCCCAAACGGATTGAATCACTTCTACAAAACATGCGAAGGCGCAAAAGAAGGGACTAATGGTTATGAGTTTGTTGAAGTTTTATGGAAGGATGTCCCAGGAAGAGATGATAAGTGGAAGATAGAAACCCTACAGGCAATGGACTTTGATTATGAAAAGTTTTCTCAGGAATACGAGTGCCAATTCCTAGGGAGTTCGGGCACATTGATCGAAGGCAGTAAGCTAAAATCAATGGTAACTAAAGAACCAGCTATAGATAATGGTACGATGAAGCAGTATGAAAGGCAAGCCGAAGGTAGGGCGTATGCATGTGTTGTCGATGTTTCTCGTGGTAAGGGGTTGGATTATTCAGCATTTCAGATTATAGATGTAACTGAAATGCCATATAGGCAAGTTTGTGTGTATAGAGATAACTATATCACTCCAGCAGAATATGCCGAAGTAATATATAGAGCGTGTAAATCGTATAATGACGCAACAACCCTGATAGAAATTAATGATATTGGTGAGCAGGTTGCAGAATTACTACATTTTGAGTTTGAGTATGAGAATATATTATTCACCGAAAGCGCAGGAAGGTCTGGTAAAAGAATATCTTCTGGATACAGTAAGCGTTGTGATAAAGGTATAAGAACAACAAAAACAGTTAAGTCGGTTGGCTGTTCAATTTTAAAACTTTTAATTGAACAAGACCAGTTGATAATAAATGATTTTCAAACGATAAAGGAATTGTCTACATTTTCAAGGAAAAGGAATTCGTTTGAAGCTGAGTCGGGTGCGCATGATGATCTGGTCATGTGCCTTGTTTTATTTGCTTGGTTATCTGATCAAGCATACTTTAAAGAAATTACAGACATTAATACACTGATTGAGCTTAAAGAGAAATCTGAGAAAGAGATGATGGACAATTTATTACCATTTGGATTCCATGATGACGGAATGCCAGATGAAAACATTATAGAATATCCTACGCAAGATCCTTTTGGTGACAGCGATTATGTCACCAATGGGAACTTTGATAATTACTAAACATCGTGTTTTTATAAATATCATCAGTTGAATAACTATAAAAACTCTATTTTTTAAGGAGAATAGCAATGCCTTTCCAAGTAAGTCCTGGAGTTAATGTAAGTGAGATTGATCTCACAACGGTAGTGCCTGCCGTAGCAACCACAGAAGGTGGTTTAGTAGGCGAATTCCGTTGGGGTCCAGCTGGTACACGTGTACTACTAGATTCGGAAGATCGACTTGTAAACATTTTCCAAAAACCCAACACCAATACTGCTGAGGATTTCTTCACAGCAGCAAACTTTTTATCATACGGTAATGCCCTGTATGTGGTTCGCGAGACCCCGACTGGTGCGTTAAACTCTGCTCAAGTATTATCAGACGCTACTTTGTTTAAGCAAGGCGCTGATAGCACTAACTGGCCAACAACAGCACCAGCTGGCGGTTCTTTCTTTTTCGGTAAGTATGCTGGAGCACTAGGTAACTCTTTGCGTGTTTCTGTATGTCGCGATTCAGTTGACTACAGCTCAAGCACTGGTACTTTTGAATATACAATTGCCAGAAATAGTGACCAATTAAAACTTCTAAACACTAATGTATCTGCAGTTAATGCACAATTATCGGTTGGTGATGTTGTAGAACTCGGTGCTGAAAAGCAAAGAATTAAAATTAAATCAATCGCTGCTGCTACATCTGATCTTGATGATGATGCAGCTTCAGATGATGTACTAGTAACCCTAGAAGCAAAATATAAGGGTGATGCTGTTACTACTGTTGGCGCTGCTGCGGCAATTGTTCGTCACTGGGAATTCTCTGATGTGTTCGACACAGCTCCAGGAACTTCTGCTTATGCTTTGGCTAATGGTTCTGCAAATGATGAGATCCACGTAGTTGTTGTTGATGCGGGTGGTGAATTCAGTGGTACTGCTGGTTCAATCCTAGAGACTTATAACGGTCTTTCTCTTGCATCTGATGCTAAAACCGAGCAAGGCGCAGGTAACTTCTGGTTTAATGTACTTAATACACAGTCTCAATATGTTGCTGCTTTTGATGGCGCTATCTTCACTAACGCTGGTACAACAGTATCTGAGTCTGTGACTAATGCCTTTGGCGGAACTGGTGATTCTACCATCTCAACTCTAGCACGTGGCGTTAGACTTTCTGGTGGTAAGGATGCTACTAATAGCACAACTTTACTGACAGCTGCTCAAAAGATCACTGGCTATGACCTATTTAAGAATGCTGAAGACGTTGATGTTTCCTTCTTATTAGGCGGTAACGCTGACCAGACTCTAGCATTAAAGTTGATTGACATCGCTGAATCTCGTAAAGATTGCCTTGCAGTTCTTTCTCCTGAAAAGGATGATGTTGTAAATGCTGGTATCAATACAAGAGATAATGTTATCGAATTCCGTGACAGCTTATCTTCAACTTCATACGCAGTTATGGATTCTGGTTGGAAATATCAGTACGATAAGTACAACGATGTATACCGCTGGGTTCCACTAAATGCTGATACTGCTGGTCTTATGGTTCAAACTGACTTGACTCGTGACCCATGGTACTCACCTGCTGGTTATAACCGTGGCAACATGAAGAATGTTGTTAAGTTGGCTTACAACCCAGGAAAGGGTGATCGTGATCAACTGTACAAGAAAGGTATTAACCCAGTTGTTACTCAACCTGGACAGGGTACTGTATTGTTTGGCGATAAGACTTTGCTAAGCAAACCATCTGCCTTTGATCGTATCAATGTTCGTCGCTTGTTTATCGTTCTCGAAAAAGCTATTGCTACTGCTGCTAAGTTTACTCTGTTTGAATTCAACGATGAGTTTACTCGTAGCCAGTTCACTAATTTGGTTGTTCCTTTCCTACGTGACGTACAAGGTCGACGTGGTATTACAGACTTCCAAGTAGTATGTGACGGATCTAACAATACTGGAGAAGTTATTG